TGTACCTGTACAATGCTCATGCAGTGTTTGTAAACAACAATGTCATACGCCATGTTTAGGTACTCCTGATGATATTGAACGAATTATTGATGCAGGTTATGCCGACAGGTTAGCGTTGACGAACTGGGCTGCTGGTATATTCTTAGGGGTTATTAATATTGCTATTCCGATGATTCAGCCCGTTGCTGGTAAGGAGTATTGTGCTTTTTTCGAGAATGGACTGTGTATCTTACATGATAAGGGTTTGAAGCCCACTGAAGGACGTTTGTCTCATCACACAGTCAGGAAGGATAACTTCAATCCTGCTATGAGTATTGCTTGGAACGTTGCAAAAGAATGGCTGATGCCGGAGAATGAGGATGTACTTTCTCGTGTAGTAAATAAATTCTTGAATGCGAGGAAGCCATGAATGTGTGTCAATCAATACCTCGTAGAGATTGTAAGGTGTTTGCTAAATGTGGAGCAAAATCCTTATCACATTGCCGGCGGCACCGCGAAACTGATGAGAAGTGTAAAAGTTGTACTCTAATTCGTCGTAAGCCGCGTAATCGGATTATAGATGATTCAGGACGTGAAATGAAAAAATGTACCCATTGCGGAAATTACTTCTACTTGAACCGGTTCTACAATCGTATAGTGGTGAGAAAAGGTAAGGAATATCATTTGTTGACTTCCTGGTGCCGTATGTGTATGTCACAGATTAATAATCAGAGGGCAAAGAAGAAAAAGTGACTTGTCTATTAAATTTTTTGTATGAAATATTATGCTTCAGTCAGCTTTGGAAAGGATTCCTTGGCAATGCTTTTCATGCTAATAGATAAAGGATATCAGTTGGATGAAGTCGTTTTCTATGATACAGGTATGGAATTTCAGGCAATCTATAACACTCGTGATGCTGTTCTTCCAATTCTTAAAAAACTTGGCATTAAATATACAGAACTGCATCCGGAGCAACCTTTTCTTTGGACAATGTTTGAAAGGCCGGTTAAGAAAAGAGGGACCAATATTATCCATAAAAAAGGATATAGTTGGTGTGGGGGAACATGCCGGTGGGGAACGAGTGAAAAACTTCGTGCATTGAAAGCTCACACAAAAGACGGAATTGATTATGTCGGTATTGCTGCCGATGAGACCCATCGCTTTGAAAAGGAAAAACGACCAAATCGGGTTTTACCACTTCGTGATTGGGGCATTACTGAAGCAGATGCACTCCAGTACTGTTACACAAAAGGCTTTGTTTGGCATGAGGATGGAGTAAGGCTATATGAGCTACTTGATCGTGTGAGTTGCTGGTGTTGTGGAAATAAGAACTTGAAGGAGTTGAAGAATATGTATTTGTACCTTCCATGGTATTGGAAAAAGCTGAAAGAACTTCAGTTAAATACCGATAGACCCTATCGGCGTAATAGTGGAGAAACCATTTTTGATTTAGAGGAAAGATTTAAACGTGAAATGCAACAAAAATAGTTATTATGATTCCCTTATGTATAAATGGAAAAGATTATTATGATCGAGAAGAAGCACTTGCTGCTTGGTTCGAGGAATGGTTAATGAAACAAGACTTTGAGCAAGATCTTATTGATCGAGAGCTGGAGCTTGAATATCGAAAGACTCATCCTGATTGGAACACTCCTTATGTGATGTATGGTGTTCGTAAAAAACATAAGTGTATCCAAAAGAATGAAATTGCCGTGTTTTATGACTTGTTACCGAGACAAAAGCGTGCTCGTACTGCTGAAACACATTGGTATAAAGTATTGTACAAGAGAAAGGCCACTCCTGAAGAAGTTGAGTCACTCGAGGCTGGGGAATATACCCGTAGATATTTGGTGTATTCCCTGTTTATTGAGAAGAAAATGACTCTTGACAAGGCTTTATCTCTTATAGTTACCGATGATAAATTATTAGGAATTGCTGATAATACCATCTCTGAAATTGTAACAGCCTTTGAGACTTTCTTTAACCGTAAATTTAGAATTTATAAACCCGAGTTTACAACTCAACTTAATTTATTTACAGATTAATATGAAAACAACAATTATTTCATGTGTGATTTTGTTTGTGTTCCTGCTATATGTAGGACACTTATCTATAACAATCAAGCCGTTCACAGCCCAACTTCCATACTGGCATCGTTCGCTCGGACTGTTTTTGTTGATCCTCTCTTTTATAGTGTATAATGCCGGTGAACATGCAAAAGGCTATCTTGATGGATTAAGAGAGAGTGAGAGAATAATACTTGAATTGTTGAAGAAAAAGACCGAGTAAAATGGCGTTAAAATGGCGAAGATTCTGTTTGCTAAACTTGTCAATAAAGATTACCTTTATAGACGTAAAGCATTAAAAGTCAATCAACATGAAGAGGAATGAAAAAATAGAAAAATTAGAAAGACTAGGTATTTTCAATCAATGGAAATATAATACAGAAAGAGCAAATGAGACATTTAATATTGAGTGTCCTGACTTCTCAATGACAAATGAAGAGCGGATGAACAATTTGTTAGATGTTGATTGCTGTTTTCATCGGTTTCTAGCTATTTCATTCCCTTTTAATGGTACTCCTGAAGGCGTTGCTTTTTGGGAGAATATTGCAAAAAAATAGTCGAACTTAATTGAATTGAAATTATGAGTAAAAAAGATTTAATAGAGCAGAACATCACAAGAGTTCAAGAATATGTGAGGGAACTTATTGAAGATGCAAGGTGTAATAATGGTGTTTCGGAAACTCTTGAATCTACTTCAATAATTGTAGGTAATAGTGATGATATCTATGATTTTGCAATTTTATTTGCTTCTAATAGTGAATGTGTTTATTGTGAATTCATAGATAGTAAAATAGAGTACATTGATTGTGAACTAGATTGTGAAATATGCCAATTTGAAGGAAGAATAATTTTTCAATATATAAACGGAAAATTTCATAATCCTGCTAGTCAAATTATCGAACTATCAAAGTTGCTGATGAAAGGCGAATTAAGAGACACAAAAAGTATCTTTTGTTCTATGGTACTTCGATTAATGGATACTGAAGAATACAGTAACAGTTATTGTAAATCTTTGGACTTAGTTCTGAGACTGTTTCCTGAAATAGATGGAGAATTGCTAGAAAAGGAATTGGATAAATATATTTAAGCAATACAAAAAGGAATCATTATGAAAGAATATGTTTTAACTAAAATACGTGATACTTTGTACGGTAAGATACCCAATGAAGAAATTTCGACAGTAATTGATTCGGTATCTTTCTGCCTAAGGAATTATGATATAATGGCAAAGGAAACGTCCGTTGTAGTATATGATAATTCCGATTCTCAAATTATCAGTAAATTCTTCATAGCCAAAGCCGTGGAAGGATTATGCCAAAGTTCATTAGACTATTATCGTGTCATTTTAAGAGCGTTTATCTTACATGTAGGAAAACATATCAAGGAAATCGTTACCGATGATGTCCGTGTCTATTTAGCCTATAAGAAGATTAATAAATGTAGTGATAATACTCTTAATAATATTCGAAGAACTTTGAGCAGCTTCTTTACTTGGTGCACAGAAGAAGGTGTACTTGATAGGAATCCAATGCTTAGAATCAAGGGAGTGCGACAAGTGAAGAAATTGAAGAAGCCATTAAGTGAGGATGATATGGAGAGATTAAGGTCTTTGGCTAGGACAAAAAGGAATAAGGCTATAATCGAATTCTTGTTTTCCACCGGCTGTCGCGTATCCGAAATGGTAAATGTGAATCTCGGTGATGTAGATTGGCAAAATGGGCAGATTGATGTACTTGGAAAAGGGCGTAAGTACCGAACTGTTTACTTGTCTGCTCGCTGTAAAATAGCTCTTCAGGAATATGTTGATTCAAGAACAGATGATTTAGAAGCCCTATTTTTATCTGATTATGAGGGAATGTGCCAGCAGATAAAAGATATGAATAAACTATCCCGGATATCCAAGGGAGCAGTTGAAATCATGCTAAGGAATCTAGGGAAAAAGGCGGGTATATCCAATGTACATCCACATAGACTTAGGAGAACAGCGGCAACTACAGCCCTAAAACGAGGAATGCCAATAGAACAGGTACAGAAGATGCTAGGTCATGAAAGCATTGAGACAACTACTATTTATGCACAATCAACCAATGACGAAGTTAAATTAGCCCATGAAAAATATATTATCTGACATAAATGTAATGTTGAACATAACAGATAGTAATCAAGCACCAGAACGGATAATGAATCTTTTGTTTGGAGAGGAAAAAGAACGAATCAAGGTATTCAAAGACTTTTTGGACTACTTCAAATGTGATGTTAGTTATGATTGGTTCCATGAATATTTTGAAAACGAACACGCTGATAGGAAGAATAACAAGCAGGATTTTACTCCTAAATGTCTTTCAACTTTGGTCTCTAAATTATTAGGTTCTGATACTGGAGTAACTTATGAGCCAACAGCCGGGACAGGCGGAATGCTCATTTCAAATTGGTACAATCACCGGAATAGTATCAGCTTCTTGGATTACAAACCTAACGATCATTTGATAGTATGTGGTGAGTTGTCAGACAAAACAATACCTTTCCTTTTATTTAATCTAGCTATCAGGGGAATGTCCGGTGTGGTATTCCATGGTGATACATTGAAAAATGAACATAAGGCTGTGTATATATTGACTAATGAATTTAATTCACCTTGTGACTTCTCAACAGTAACAAAGTGGAAATAACCCTTAAATTTAAATAGAAATGAGCATAAAAATAAGCAAGGAGGCGTATGAGAAACTAATCAAAGAAGATTTAGACTTTCTCAATGAGCATTGCCCAGATAGCCTAGAATTAGATCACATTAAAGTAATTATTTGTAGTTCTATCGACTGGTATTATCCTGATAAGAACACTTGTACAGCGTTGAAAAGGATAGAGAATAGACTTAAAGTTGAACTTCAGAAGCAAAAGGATGCAGGTAAGCAATTTCTATCCGATCAGGAAATAGACGGCTTGATTGATAGCATATTGAAAGAAGAATAACTCTTAATACAGAATAAAAAGGAATCAACTACCTTCTACAACAAAGGTAGTTGAAAATGATAAATGACATGGGTTATTCATCTTTCTTTTTTACTGAACCTACACATGTCCAATCTACAGATTTTTCATGTTCTAATCCGTAAATTTTCTCAAAAAAAAACTCAACGTATTCATGCTCACTATAATATACTTTACGTGAACATTTTTCTTCTGAATACTCGCGAGGGTCAGGAAGTCGTAAACGAGCTTCCTGATGAAAGTCTCTTTGGTTTTCCATATTTTCTTTGTTTTATGATTTGCAAATGTACATAAAAATATGATAATAGCATGTTTTTCTTGCGGTGTAACATCCGCACTCGCTTGTAAGATAGCTTTGAGTCTGTACGAAGACGTTTAGCTTTATTACATAGAGGATAGTTACTACCCCCCCCCCAATTTCTATCTGACACAATAAAGTTAGTATCGCTTTTTAATATAATTATGGGTACTTGCTTCGTAAGAAATCTGCAAATTTGAGAGTGTTATCTAATTTCTTTTGGATATTTGTATTAATTGACTTGTTGTCTTTAGAAAATACCCTATTAATATCTTCTTTTATAGTATTTAAAACATCATCACTTGATATATTGTCTGATAACTTGAAGACATATTCATCATAGCCAATATCTCCAGTAGGGCATTGGGAACTTTTTTTATATGGAACGCGATATTGGACGCAATATTTACTTAGAAGATTCAGCTCTTGTTGTGTATTTAATATAGATGTAATTGAGGTATCTACCACCGTTCCAGCCCAGTCTTGGCTTTCGGCTTTAATATGAGCTTCTACAACTCCTTTACCGTACAGGCATAGAGCGGCATAGAACGTGTCATTGACAGATTTGTGATTGCCAGAAATACAGTCTACTAGTCCTTTACTAATACATCCTCTTGCTGGGAAGTTGAGGTTATTCAAAGAGTAATTTAAGTGATACGAAGTAGAAAACAATTGGCATAGCGAATTATACGTTAAATCATTCGTCCAGTATAAAATGGTATCAGATATATTGATACAGTTTAGTGTAGCATTTTTTACATCTGGCCTATATAATCCAGAAGGTTCTTTTACTAAATTATTTCCAGTTAGAGCACTTTCCATGTCCAAATAAATATTTTGCATACGAGATGCGACATAATCAGGTTCATTCTTTAAGATGAATTCCTTGAAACCCATTAAATCAAAATAGGCTAGATAAATTTCTTTGTGCATAAATCAATAACAAATGTTTAATTCACAAATATAGAAATATAAATTTTAATATTCACAAATAATGAAAGTAATATCAATTCGCCAGCCATGGGCGAGTCTAATTGTCCATGGCATTAAAGACATCGAGAATCGAACATGGAAGTGTCCTGAGAAATATATCGGGAAACGTGTTCTTATTCATGCGAGTGGCAAACCTGTAGAAATGAGAAATCCTAATAGTGTATTTACAAAAGCTCAATGGGATAGTCTGCTTGTTGAGTTTCAACGAAAAATAATATGCGCAGAGGGCATTGTCAATTCTGCTATCATTGGAAGTGTAGAAATAATTGGATGCTCTATTAATCATCCTTCTAAATGGGCAGAGAAATCCGATGATAGTAAAGGCTATTATGAAAATCCTATTTATAACTGGGTACTAGCTAATCCTATATTATTTCCAGAGCCGATACCGGCTAAAGGGAAATTGTCATTTTGGGAGTATCCCAATATCAATTCAGAGGACGATATCTGCTTGTGTAATTTGGTCGTAAATGAAAGGAATCAAGTCGTTAGCTATGGAGAGTATGACCGATGTGTATACTGTGGTAGTAAATGGAGTAAATAACAATAGTACAGAATAATAGTAACATAATAGTTAGATATGAATTATACTGTCAATATCTTCTTCATTGTCAACATACATTTTGATGTATTTTCTTAATAAGGTTGGATTATTGACACATTCATCTGTTTTAATTATTTGGAGATTATTCAATCCATATAAAGATGTCAAATTCCAATTTGTCATTTCTTGTAGTGAGCGTTTTATCTCAATTTCCGATTTTGTGTCTTTAGTGAATATTGTAATATTCTTCTTTTGGGGATTAGTGGATGAAGATTGTCTTTCAAAAAAGGCTTTAAAATATTGGCTGTCATTTATGCCTAATGAATGCCCAAATATTGTAATATCATCAGCATCCATTAAATCATATACCATAGTAGGAGGATTATATTGAGAATCAAATGATTTCTGTATGAAGTCATAGTTATGAATAATTTTCTCGTCTTTTGTTCCTAATATAATATTTCTATCTAAGATACATCCATGTACATAGTTTATTGTATCATTAAACTCCATTGCAAAACTGGAATTAGGAGCTACTTCACTAAAACTCGTGTAGTTAAAAGAATATATGACAATTTGATCATTTGATTTATTCTGCATAAATGCTCTTGCGACAATTGCAGCTATAGAATTTTCGTTAATAGTTTATTGTTGCACTTTTATGAGATATTGTATTAATCCATTTTTTATGAGTTGTAAGGCTTTTTGGTCTCGTTCAATAGGAGGATTTAATATATCTTCATGCGAGAAACTGATATAACAAGAAAAGCGTGGCAAGATTAATATTCCGTTTTTTAACAGATTATTAACAATATCTACATTAGATTTTATACATTCATAAGAATCTGTGACTGGTCCATTTGCTTGAATTTGTTCTAAAACGTTCCTTTCTTTATCGTTGTATAGGTCTATTATTTGCCCATTATTGTTTTTGATTCTTATATAATAATTGTATAACTCATTCTCCAAATCATACCATTTTACAGCATCTAAATTATCGTTCCATTTGTCATTTAGATGTTTGATTAAAGGGGATGGGTAGTCTTTGGGACAAAATTCAGATTGGCAAAAGTCCTTGTATGAAGTCTTTCTGCCTAAACAAAGGTCAAATCCGTTACCTATTATTAGAACTCTTTTTCTGTCTTTATTCATATTGCAAAGGTAAGGAAAGATTGTAATAATAAGAACTGAAATTTATATAATTGTTGAACCTTTGGTGTATTGTTTATTCGATACACCTTTATTTTTTGTGATGATGAGAAAAATAATTGTAACCGGCAGTGAGGGGTTTATAGGAAAAGCCCTTTGCCGCGAATTGACAAAAAGAGGTGTTGAAGTCATAGGACTTGATCGAAAGTCTGGTACTGAAGCCACAAAAGTATGTGAGCTCCTGAAGAATGGGGGGATTGATTGTGTGTTCCATTTGGCGGCGCAAACCAGTGTGTTTAATGGAAACCTGGAACAAATCAGGAAGGATAACATTGATACTTTCATGCGAATAGCTGATGTTTGTAATCAAAATCGTGTGAAGTTAGTATATGCCAGTTCGTCAACGGCTAATCCGGAGAATACTACTTCTATGTATGGAATAAGCAAGTATTTCGATGAACAGTATGCATCTATCTATTGTAAGGCTGCGACCGGGTGTCGGCTGCATAATGTATATGGACCTAATCCGCGAAAAAGAACTCTTCTCTGGTTCCTGATGGAAAAGGAAAACGTGTCATTATACAACTGTGGTCAGAATATCCGGTGCTTCACTTACATAGATGATATTGTTGAGGGACTTATCTATGCGGTGGGCTGTAAACGTCAGCTCATCAACATCTGTAACGTTCAGCCTGTGACTACTATGTATTTTGCATCTTTAGTAAAATACTACAAACCGATTGAAATAGAGTTGATTAATAAAAAACGAGATTTTGACAATTTGGAGCAATCGGTGAACCGGGATATCTATTTAGTACCTTTGTCTTACACATCTGTCGAGGACGGAGTAAAGAAGATTTTTGATGAAAGGAAAGGGAAAAATATGTCGTATTGATGACTGGGATAAGCCGGAAGCGGTGAAAGGTAAGAGCTGGTCTCATCAGGAACGGTTATGTGATTTGAGAGAAAAGGTGTCACTTCATAAAAAGGGTGATATCTATTACATCTCCCAGTTCACCCGTTCCAAAACCGGTACCAGCTTTTCAGAAATTAAACAGTCGGAGGAACTTGCATCATTCTTTGCAGAGAGAGCGTGTGAGTTTCTCTACCGCTTCCTTGTAGGGGGATGTGAAGGATGGTGTATAGTCACCACACCGCGACGGAGACACTACGAGGGCTTTCATTTTTCAACCTCTATCTGTACGAAAATTGCGGGGGCGGTGAAAATACCATTCTATGAGAATGCAATCCAGTGCCTAACTAAAGATAGATTGAACCCGGAATTCTTTCTTCTTCGTCCGATAAAGGAAAAAAAAATAATAGTGTATGATGACATATTAACAACTGGCAGCACACTGCTTGCCACCTATGAGCTTTTAAAGGATAGAGAGCAGCTTCTTTTTCTCGTAGGAATAAATAACAATTGATATGGGAAAGCAAGAGAAACCATTAACATTCAAGCAAGAGAAATTCTGTAAATACTACGTTGATACAGAAGGTAATGCTAGTGAAGCATATAGGATGTCTTATGATGCGTCAAAGATGAAACCTGAAACGATTTGGAGTGCTGCTAGCAGATTGTTAGCCAATAGCAAGGTTAGTGCAAGGATAAGTGAGATTAAGCAACAGAGGGCGAAAGAGACTGAAGTAGAGAGGAAAACGGTTGAGAAGGTATTAATGGATATTGTACTCGCTGATCCCGATGATTTACATTATGTAGACCCTGTTACCGGGAAAACAAAGATGAGAAGTCCGTCCCAACTTCCAAAGCGTGCCCGTAATGCGTTGAAGAAGATTCAGAATAATAGAGGAGTGGTTAATTATGAGTTTAACGGCAAGACAGAAGCCGCCCGGATTCTTGGTGCCTGGAATGGATGGGAAGCCGATAAGAATGTCAATATCAAAGGTGGAGACGGGAATAAAGTCGGTGAACTTCGTATCGGCTTTGAAGATAATGAGAATTCGGAAGAATAGAACAATTTGAACTGCAAAATCCGGTATTCACCCTACGGAGAAACCTTACTTTTAGAACAATATGGTTATAAATTATAAGAAGCTAAATCCTAACGGATTCTATCTATTGAAGTACTTGAATGATGAGACTATCCGTTTTATCATTCTCTATGGAGGTTCATCTTCCGGTAAGTCGTATAGTGTGGCACAAACAATACTGATACAGACATTACAGGATGGTGAGAACACTCTTGTCATGCGTAAGGTAGGAGCTTCTATTCTCAAAACCATTTATGAAGATTATAAGGTCGCTGCGATCGGTCTTGGCATCTCCCATTTGTTCAAATTTCAACAGAATACTATTAAATGTCTGGTAAATGGTGCGAAGATAGATTTCTCCGGTCTTGACGATCCGGAGAAGATAAAAGGTATCTCTAACTATAAGCGAGTTCAGTTAGAGGAATGGTCAGAGTTCGAGCATCCGGATTTCAAGCAGCTACGTAAGCGTTTGCGTGGTAAGAAAGGGCAGCAGATTATTTGTACCTTCAACCCGATTAGTGAAAGCCATTGGATAAAGAAA